GTACTTGAATTCGTTGTAGACAATACTGGCCATTGATTTCTCCTTTCCTGTAGTTGATAGTTAGCCGTTAAACCCTTTACCATTTTGTAAACCAATTATGAGTCTGAGACTCTCTACATGTTGTTGAATTTCTTTATCCCATACACGTGCTCTCTTGCACAAGACTTCGATTATGTCACAGTATTTCAGACACACCCCGACCAGTTTATTCGATTTGTTATCTAACAGATCTATTTGTTCATAAGATGATCTGCTTTCATCTATGTGAAGATGCAATTGTTGGTTAAGCGATTCTTGTATACTACTCAATCTTTCAATGAGTTCAAGGTGTCCCTTAGCTAGTTGAAATAATATACCTCCTCGACCATTATTTGCCGAAGGATCTACTAAATCCTTGAAGAATGAACCTACCGATTTGAGAATAAAGTAAGCCATCAAAGTAAACAACAAAATTGTACCCCCAGCTAGTCCGTAATCAATCATCTTTTCCATCAGAGTTGCTCCAGAAAGAAATGTTAAAGGTGTAACTACAAACTCTGATAATAAAGACGACAAAATACCACTTCGAGAGAAATAATAATATCAATGTGGTTAAGGTAGGCCTGGAGGGATTCGAACCCCCGACCAAGGGATTATGAGTCCCCTGCTCTAACCACTGAGCTACAGGCCCATGTGAGAGGAGAAGAAACAATTTCGTCTATAAGATTCGCACTAGGTACTTCAAGGTGTAAAGTTAGTTTTCCAGTCTCTTGTACCCACTTGGGTTCTACAAGATTACTAGGCCACACCGTGGGAATATGACCTTTGCATTTACATACATCCCAATGTAGCACAAGCCATTCTTTGAGTTTGTTCTTTTTTTCTTCTTCGCTTGATACTGATGTCAAGAGAGAGTAGAGGTTTCCTGTTTGCCACCCCCACCGTGATAGCTCTTCATACACTTGTTTGTTACAATGTAAGAATACTACTGGAGGATTCCATTCATCACCAGCTTGTACTTGGCCAGATGTTTCTGATAGTCCACCTCGGTGTTGTACAATCCATGTTTTTGGTGCATAGGCTTTCAAAACACCTTCAGATACAAGTTTCACTAACAACATATCATTTGAAACTTTATCTCCAAACGCAATTTGTTGGTAGATTTGCATAGCTCGTTCTGTGAATGCTACAGAATATGTACCCACAACTGCTTTACACTTGACTACTTCCTCGTTGATTGGTATAGGAGGGTCTTTGTGTACACCTCCTAGATACACTATATCCCAATCGCTGGGTAGATGAGAAAAGAAGGTTTTTAACCTCTTACCTACTTCGGGAGGTATCCAGATATCATCTTCTAAAATCAATATCGATTTTGTATCTTCGGTCAAACAAAGTGTAAAAATGAAGATGTCGGTTAGTAAATTACCATAGCATCCTTGGCTGTAGGGATAATTTGGTGGTGGACCTATTTTGAATTTACTGGGTACTGATGTTTTTCTGCCATCGATTCCGTGAAAGATTCTTGGTCGTGGCAGAGGCCAATCTAAAATTGTGTAAAACATACGCCAAAAGGTAACTAAGCGGTCGGGACGACGACGAAGATTTTTCAAGTAAACTCTTTCAATCATTTTAACCGCTTTCTATTCCTGATTTCAATATGAGGTGGAAAGCTACTATCTCTTGGTCACCAGGAGTAAGAGCAATAGGCGACTTCAAAGAAAAAGAACCTATCAATACCCCCTCTGAATTTGGTGAAGTGCATAAAAAGGCATAGTATACTGTAGGCCAAGAACCTCCCATTGGTGTAAAAGAAACAGGTGTAGTAATCAATTCCCATCCACTGTCTATAGCACGAGATGTAGGAAATCCCACCTCATTACTAGGTATAGGTACTCTTTCATACCCATACCCACTAGGTTCACTTATAGATGTTAAGGAGCTGTTTACAGTTAGTGTTATATTGGTCGCTAACCCTATGAAGAAGTTGTCAGGTATTTGTTGTTGACCAAGAAACAACTTCGCCAACCATTCTAGACCTTCAAGGTGTACCAAATTTGCCATATTCACCTTTCTTTGACAACAATTGCTTCCATTGGCGATCGAAGAACTCATCTGATATTATAGAGAAATTGATGTATCCACCTTTTTGGGCATCATAGATCAAATTCTCTGCTAGTGAAGTACAAGTTCTAACCATAGTTTCACCATCGCCGACTGGTAGAGATTTACTGGCTTCCCAAGGATCACCAACGACGAGATCACCTAGATCCATGGGATTGAGTGTACATTCTAAACACTTTGGTAAAATGAATTGATCACTGATAGAATCAAACAAAGGGTAGAATTCTGTGTGAATTGGTGCTCTCTTCTCTACCTCGATATACATGTGACCTGGCCATGATCCAATGCGGTAGATTAGTTTCTTTACCTTTTTCTTATCTACTCCCACTTGGTGGAGCACCAAATCTGTCCAAGTATCAGTTGGTGTTCTAAGACACATCAATACAATGACCAAGGTGAGGTGGGTAAATTCACCTTTTTGTTGGTGGTTTCTCAACCACTTTGCCCAACATGGTGTAGTAACTATCGCATATTTCTGATGTGGTGAGAGAGAGGTTATGAGTTCTCTTGGATCTACAGGGTAGTAGACCGAATTAGTAAGAGGTGTCAAGATCTCACTCTTGTCAGAGGTACATAGATATGAGGGATGGAATGTAGAACCATCTCCACTTCTGACCAAGATCACCTTATCTACCACTCTCCTATGTACGAGATACCACAAGAAGGTTTTAGTGAAACCACCACTGGTAGATTCTTTGCGAACTTTGGGATCATTTGCATGCGCTAGTGTAGTAATCATAGTTCTTAAAGGGGAACAAGTCCAGCATCTTTTGTGCATCAGGTAAAGGTAGAAATCTACCTTCTTCATCCCACCATCTCTTACCCTGTTTGAAATTTCGCACAATGGGTAATGTTTTCGGATAGTAATTCAAAGAACCAAACATATCCCTCCACTTAGTAGGCATGTTCAATGGTTCATCAGGTAACAAACACAACGCACAAGGTACACGGAAAGCAAGACAGAAGATCATTACATGCATAGCACTAGTAAGCACAAATTTTGCAGTTCTCAATTTCTTCATAGTGGTAAATAGATTATCATAACTACACTCAGTACTTATGTACATTTCAACTTGTTGTAAAGATCTGATATCTTTGTAACTTACTTTGTTCACCATGAGGTGATGAGGTGCATATACTACTTTGCGGTGGAAGAAAACAGAAGTCAAAATTTCATTGCCAATTAACAATGGTAAAGTAAAACCTGGATCACATGTATGTATGTCTTCTTCCATTTGAAGACTTTGTTTGGTAATAGGGCCTCTTACTGCATAGATGTGAATGTTATTTCGATATCTGGGTATTCTCATATCTACAGGGGGCAGATCAGACTTACCATTTCCGAACCCCCATACATGTAATACATACCCTTTGTTTAACAAATAATCGATATGTACTTGGTGGAATTCGGAACCTATACCTAAGAGACAGTGTTTCTCTTCTACTGGTGATAATGGTGGTGTGTCATCTATATGAGGAATTGTACACTTTAACCTTTGAAGAATGATGTTGTACAACCCTTCTCCAAAATTAGTGAGAGTATTCGATAGTTTGAAATACCAGGTGTGTAAATTAGGAGGATACATACAAATCACACAACAGATTATAACACCTTGTTTGAATTTGGTGTGTTGTACCATACATGAGACTGTTGTATTTACGTTGGTGATCACTGTTGTATTTACGGTGGTGATTAAAGTATTCGATTACAGCACCGAAGAGTGCCCAAGCTGATTCCTCCATATTAGGTAAGGTGTTAGTAGAATTGTATACCAGAGAAAGAATTGATGATCTCACATTTTCTAGATGACGGTTAGTCCTCTCATTTTTTGTGGGAGGTAACAATTGCATTAACACATCTTGCATTTGTGTAACTGCAAGTTTTTTCTCAGCCATTTTGCGAGCAGTTTCGGTGAAGTGTTCGCACTTTGAAATATATTTGTAGATTGTAGATCTCATCAATTTAATACGTTTTTCAACGTCGCCAATATGACGGACAACATCAAGGGTACTGGTTTGCTCGGGTAATCGCATACCATTAGCACACACCTCTCTCACAACCACCAGATCGGTGCGTAGAGGTGTAGAACCATCATGAGAGGAGGTACAAAAGAGATAAGAATTCAATTTATCACCAGGGTTAACATGTTCGGTACGCATTTTACACACTACTACTACTTTTCTGCCTTCTTGTAAAGAAAAGGCGGTAACAGGAACAATCAAATTCTCATCGACCAGTGTATCAAGGAAAGAGAAACATTCGGTGTTTTGTACAACGGTATAGTGATTCGAAACCAAACCCAAAAATCGACCGCCGGGTTTGATGTTTGCTTTGTAAGGTAATTTTAACTCTAATTGTGTTTGTGGACATATAGTGTACACAGGACTCTGTTCTACCTTCCATGTGAGATCTTTACTTTCTAGCAAATCACTTATTGTGTGAATTGCATCACTGGTGGTTTCAGTATTTCCTGATAATTCTGACCAAAACACATTGTACATAGATGTACCCTTTCTGTAAAGAGATTTACCAATTTCCATCTTCTAAAATTATACGGTTGGGTACAACCTTACTCCGTCCATTTGGGAGAAGTAGGTATTCTTTTTGCTATTGATTGGGAAAAAATCCTCGAGATACTCGTGTTGATTTCAAAAATCATAGAGATTTTAATCTCTTGGTTCTCTGTACTGTAGGAGGATCGAAAAATGAAATGGTGTTATTTGCTCTTGATCTTAGCGGGAATGTTGTTCATCCAAGGGTGTCCTCAACCTCCTCCACCTCCTCCGCCTCCTCCACCTCCACCTGAGGCAAAACAATACATGTTCTTTATCGAGAGTAGCAAGTTAGATGATTTTACTATGAATCAGAAAGAGGTGGTTAGTTCGTTGAAATTACGACTCGAGTTGAAGGATAAAGGTTACACTTTCTTGGGTTGTTTCGATCCACAAGCGATCGAGGTTAGTACACCTGATTGGATTAAACCATATTGGGAAGTAGCGAAGCAGAAACTACCTTGTCTTTTGATTGTAGATGATCAAGGTAACAAGAAAGCCTTAGATCTTCCCTCGAACATAGAAGAGATGAGAAAACTGTTTCCGTAGTCTCATAAGAGGAGGAAAGAGAGATGGACAAAGATACACTTTTTGGCGTACCGGTGTATAATGTAGATCGAGATGAAGATGTACAATTACTAGTTCGCACTTCTCAACGACACATTGGTGATGTAGTGCAATGGTATCCTCGAACTACTGTTTATGCATCACCGGAAGCTCAGAGTTTAGGTTTATCACCTGTAGAGGATTACCCTGACATATTGATAGACGAAAAAGATTGGAAAGAAGTATGCCGTAAATGTAATGAGAGTCAGATATTTGCGGTGTACCACCAGAAGAATTCAGGGGTATTGAAGGATGGGTGGAATCAAGATGGATATGGTTATTGTTGGGCTTATGGTCTAACAATGGCCGTCATGGATTGTAGGACACTGGAAGGTCAGGATCCAGTGAGACTGAGTCCTTTTTCTCTCGGTTGGTTGGTAAATTGGCGGAATTCTGGTTACTATTGTGATCGAGCAATTGCCGGGGCAAGAGAGAAGGGTATCGCTCCGGTTGAATACGTACCTGAATATCAATTGAATCCCAACAAGTTCAAACCAGGATGGCAACAGGAGGCGCTTAAATATCGACCGATTGAGTGGTGGGATACAGGAGGTACAAAACAACAGATGTTGAAACAAGTAGTATCTATTTTAGCCACCGGTAGACCTCTGTATGTAGCGTACAATTGGTGGGGTCATGCGTTAGAGATGTGTGGTCTAGTTTGGGATGAAAGCAAATCATACAATCTCATCTTCTACTTGAGGAATTCTCATGACGAATCAGATGTGATTGCTATGACTGGGTACAACGCTATTCCAGATGAAGCTTATGGGGTAAGAGCTTGTACCATAGCCCCAAAATAGACTGACCCATTTGAAATCTGTCGGCACTTTCGCTTTTTCTTCTTTGTTTTTTCCCTGATTCTCTTGATTTTCTTGAAATTTCAAAAACTCTCAGATTACTCCTTGACTTGATATATGGTATGCCGTATAATTTAAGAGAGGAGGAGGAAGTAACAGAATAATTCTTACAGACAAAGGAGAGAGTTATGGAATTGTCAGAGGGCTTGTGGATGAAGACGATGGAAAAGGCCGAAAAGGTTTGCCTCTCTGCAGCTCGGAGATGGAGGGTGGATGAAACAGATTTGATTGATGAAGCTATTCAACTGATAATAGATTTGTGGCCCAAGTATAATGAGAGTCGAGGAAATTGGTTCACCTATTACACATTTTGTTTGAGAAACAGGTTAAAAGATTGGATGCATCGCAGAGTTCACATAATGAAAGAGGTACCACTTCTTGAATACCATTCTACTTGTGGAAATGTATTTACAGATCTTAGTGAAGATGCAAAAACTATAATATCATTATTGAGAGATTTACCTAGTGAACTTACTCGTCTATACCGTATGAGAACAAGATCTGCTAAGAGAGAAACACTTATCAAATATCTTTTGGGGAGAGGGTGGACGGTAGAGAGGTGTGAAAAGACCTTCCAAGAGTTAGAAGAATGATTCCCTATCCGTTTCAGAAACAAGTACTGAATGAGATTGATTGGTTTAGGGGCAGGTGTTTACTTGCTCTCGAACAAGGTCTAGGCAAGACCTTAATTTCTTTGTGGTGGTTGAAAAGGAGGGAAGCGATCCCAGTTATTGTAGTATGTCCTGGTACAGTGAAATTTGTGTGGCAATATGAATCTCAAAGGGTGGGTTTGAGTTGTGAAGTGATTTCTGGCAGAAGTCCTTACAGGTTAGGTTCAGCAGATGTTACGGTGATAAACTATGATATCTTATTATATTGGTTGAATTATTTAGAGCGCAACTACAAGTGTTTGATCATCGACGAGTGTCATTACATAGGGAACCACCGCGCCAAGCGTACAAGAGCGGTAAAAAGGTTAGCTGCGGGGATTCCGTATGTATTAGCGTTATCTGGAACTCCTGTTTTGAACAGACCATATGAACTACATACAACGCTTTCGATTTTATGCCCTAAGTTATTTCCCAGCAGGTGGGAATTCTTACAAAGATATTGTCACCCGGTATTAACCCCTTGGGGATGGCAGTACAAGGGGGTATCGAATGTAGAAGAGTTACATTCTATCTTGACTCGAAGGGTGATGATTCGTCGTCGCAAGGAGGAAGTATTAGATTCTCTTCCGCCGAAGATTAGGAGTACAATACCGATACCGATCTCTGTTCAGGATTACCACCAACTTCTTCGAAATCTTCGATCAAACAACGAACGGGGTGAGGTATCTAAGGCACAAAGTTTAATACAAGAGGTAGCGAGACTCAAATTAAATGGGGCAATAGAATGGATTCGCAATCTTCTTGATACTACGGGGGAGAAGGTAGTAATCTTTGGTGTACACAAGGAGATTATTGAGAGTCTTTGTTCTGCTCTACACTCTTATGGATGTGTGAAGATAGATGGTGATACACCTATGGAAAAGAGATCGGAGATTGTATCACAATTTCAACATGTTCCTAAAGTGAGGGTGTTTGTAGGGAATGTGTTAGCAGCTGGTACAGGTATTACGCTTACAGCGTCGAGCAATGTATTGTTTGTCGAATTACCTTGGAGACCTAGTGATATACTTCAAGCGGAGGACAGATGTCATCGCATAGGTACACACAGACCTGTATGGGTATATTATCTAGTAGCTCAAGGTACTATAGAGGAAAAGATTTGTAGGATAATCGAGAAGAAACAAAACATAATCAACTCGGTTATCGATGGTGGTAGTGGTGAAGAGTTAGATCTGCTGGCTCTGATGAAAGAGGAGTTGTTTGATGTATGTGGAAGATCTGTTGAGGAAGTTGAACATTGTATTCAAGAGGGAGGGGGACCACCACCATGCGACCAAGGGATGGATACAAATAGATTGCCCATGGTGCAGCCCTGGCTCTTCTAGATACAGATTGGGTATACATTCTTCATTGCGTTGGGCAAACTGTTGGGTGTGTGGTCCAAAGAGAGTAATAGATATCATTGCTTCACACACTGGTAACTACCACAAGGCCAAACAATTACTCGCCTCGGTAGAGATAGATAAACAGATTGAAACATCGATCGAGCAAAAAGAAGTAAAAATACCTAAGAGTGTAGGTGCGTTACAACCTGCACACATACACTATTTACAAAGCAGAGGATTCAATGATATTCAACATCTATCTACAATGTGGAACATTGGAGGAATTGGGATAGATCCATTTCTATCATGGAGGATATGGATACCTTACTACTACCAGGGGAGAATAGTAACTTGGACTACCAGATCTATCGTTGATGATAAGAATGTACCAAGATATGTTTCAGCACCAAAATCTGCTTCAATTATGACTCCAAAACAGGTGTTGTATGGTATTGATTATGTACGGGTAGCAGCAATCATATGTGAAGGTCCAATTGATTGTTGGGCAATAGGTCCAGGGGCGGTAGCAACATCGGGGATCAATGTAAGCAAAGAACAGATTCTACAACTGATTGATATACCGATCAGAGCAGTGTGTTTCGATTCAACAGATGAGGGAAAGAAAGCTTCATCTGATCTGTGTAGAACATTGAGTTGTTACCCAGGTAAGACTTACAAGATACGGTTGGAGAGTGGTAAGGATCCTGCATCTATTGATGAGGACGAATTACAAGAACTGAAATCTTTCTTGACCGGAAAAGGATATAGATCTTTCCATATACCGAAGTAGATCTTCTACTGCAAAGGATATAGATCTTTCCATATACCGAAGTAGATCTTCTACTGCAAAGGATATAGATCTTTCCATATACCGAAGTAGATCTTCTATGAGGAGAGAGAAATTGATACTCAAACACAAGGATATAGATCTTTCCATATATCTGGATCTTTTTCATTCAAATTTGGTTGAAGATCTTCTGTTGCTAGATCTTCATGCTAAAGTGAATTACGATGTGGATTTAGCATATGAAGATCTGATAGATCTTCTACTGCAAAGGATATAGATCTTTCCATATACCGAAGTAGATCTTCTACTGCAAAGGATATAGATCTTTCCATATACCGAAGTAGATCTTCTACTGCAAAGGATATAGATCTTTCCATATACAAGAGATAGATCTTCTACTGCAAAGGATATAGATCTTTCCATATACAAGAGAACTTCTTGTAAGACACTGGAACAAGGTAACTTGAATCATATGTTGAACTTATTTTGAAAAATGAACCGAGAGGGATAAAAATCTTTATATGTATGAAAATCACAAATTTTCACAGGATGAACACCTCTTTAACATGAAGATTTTGTTGATTGATCTACCGGGTCGACACCGAGGTTTGATCGACGCCGATCGACGCCGATCTCGGTATATTTTAATAATATAATATTCCTGGCATTTGATTTGCCAGGGATGAGATAAAACAAGGCCTAGGATATAAAGATCTTTAGGAAAAAATCTTGATTGCCAATAACAGAAAAAACAGTGTTTGTTTACCAATAAGAGAATGTCAAGTTACCAATGATTGACCATCGTATAGATATTGAGGGAGGAGAGATGATGAAGTACAACAACACACCAGGTGTATTGTTTGATGTTACAGATACCAAACTCAGAGATAAAATTGAAAGAATTGAGAGAAGAATAGTTGAGATTCAAACACATCTTCAATCAATTGAGAAGAGGATTCTTTTGATTGCACAAAGAGTTGACCAGATTGAGGTGAACAACAATGATTCAGACGAACCAAGCATTGTGGAACAAGTAGATACATCACGTCAGCCATCGTCTTTTGACATTAGAGTGGCACAAGAATTACATCGCATAATCACGAGCAGATACAAGGTAGGTTTCAAGACATCGATTCGTCAATGGGCAGATCAGATTCGATTGATGCGGCAAAGAGACAAGATAGCAAAGAGGGATATTAGAGAGGCCATTCAATGGTATGAAAAGCACATAGGTGAGAAGTTCACACCCGTAGTACTTTGTGCTGCTACGTTTCGCCAAAAGTATTTGAATGGTCAGATACCAGCAGCTATACAACGAACGGCGAACCAAAAGAGGGAAGAAGAAGATCAAGAGGTCATGATGATAGAAGGTATAGGTAAGGTTAGTTTGAAGAAGGTAAGAGAATTCAATCTGGATAGGTATCAGGACCCAGAGGTATACATGTCTAATGAGGCCAAGTTGATACGCAAGGTAGGATCTATGGTATGTGAAAGATTCGGGGTTACATCACCTCACCATGTGACACAGGATAAGATTGATCGGATACTGGATGAACTTGGATTACCGAAGGGATGTATAGGTCGAGATAAGATCACAAGGTGAGTACATGAAGACGCAAGAGATCAGCGGGAAGATATCTTTTCGCATTTTGAAGGCGATGTTGATCAATCAGGTAGTATGTTCACGAATTTCGGTTCAGTGGGATCAGGGTTTATTTTCGACTCCGGAGGAGAATGCGATAGCGGAGTGGTGTATAAGGTATTACAAGAGATACTCTAAGGTACCGGGAAATGACATTCGGTTAGCAGTGGAGGAGATAGCAAGAGAGAGGGGTGAGAAGTTTGCACAGGTAGTAGAGAGATTAGTAGATGCATTACAGAGGGAGGATTTTCAATGTGATTCTACTGATTTTTTGTTAGATGTAGCGGGTAAGTATTTCAATGCTGTCAGGTATCGCAGGGAATTAGAGAGATGTTTAGATCTTGTAGATGGAGGGGAGGTAGATGAGGTTAGGACTAGATTGGTATCATTGAGACCAGTAGAATTGGGAATGGGGAGTACGATCAAGGTAGGTGAAAACTTCGAGATGTGGGAGGAGGCATTTAGAGCAGATGAGGAGAGGCCTCTTATCATTTACCCTGGGGTTTTAGGTAGATTTATAAACCAGGAGATGGTAAGAGATTCATTTGTAGCATTTATGGCGGCAGCGAAGAGAGGTAAGAGTTTTTGGTTACAGGATGCAGCGTATCGGGCAGTCAGGTTGCGGCGTCGTGTAGCATTTTTTGAGGCGGGGGATATGAGTCGCAACCAGGTATTAAGGCGGTTAGGGATGAGGGCATTGAGATTACCTTTACAGGAGGGGGTATATTTGTATCCGGTTAAGTATGAGTCACCGGAGAAGCAACCGGAATATGAGGAGAGAAAATTTCCAGCGGCGGATGTAGTAACGTGTTTTCGATCGTGGAGGAAGATACAAGGTGGAAGAGATTTATTTCGCTTACAGTGTTACAGTAACAGTTCGCTATCGGTGATGAAGATAGCTTCGATTCTAGGTGAGTGGGCGAGAGAGGGGTGGGTAGCAGATGTGGTGATTGTGGATTATGCAGACATTTTGCAACCATATCCAGGTGTAAGTGATCGTAGAGATCAGATCAATGAGAATTGGAAGATGTTAAGACGCATATCACAAGATTATCATTGTTTGGTTCTTACGGCGACACAATCGGATGCAGGAGGGTATGACACCAAGTTATTGAGGAGATCTAATTTTTCAGAAGATCGTCGTAAACATGATCATGTTACAGCGATGTTAGGATTGAACAGTACTGTGGAGGAGAAGAGGTTAGGGATTACTAGGGTGAATTGGTTGGATCGTCGAGATCGTGATTATGTGGAAGATGAGCAGGTGTATGTAGCAGGGTGTTTGGGTATTGGATGTCCAATCATTTTATCGGTTAGGTGACTACATGAAGATTGATGTTAGTAAACTTCGTTCGATTCGTTTGAGGAAGGGGTATTCTCAACAGGAATTAGCTAGGAGAGTAGGGGTTGCTCAACCCAGAATTTCGGAGGTTGAGAGGGGTAAATGTGTTCCGAGGTTAGGGACATTGTATCGAATTACCAAGGTATTGGGGGTAAAAATGGATGATGTGTTGGTGGATGATCGTATATTACGAGTAGAGGATAATACTAAGAAGGGAGGAACATTATGAAAGTAGTTACTAGGACACCTGTACCGATAGTATCACCTCAGGAGAAAGCCAAGGAGTTTATTCTAGATATACCTAGATCGGCGAATCTTTTGGACATTCGGGCAGTGGTAGTGGGTTCGGGGATTCAGACGCCAATGGGTGAATCTATACAGATAGCTGCTCTGGCGTATTTTTTGGTTGATCCTAGTGAGGTGTGTGTACCTCGTAGATTTTTGGTAGTTAGTAGGGAGGTGGTGGTACCGGATCAAGCACAATACAAAGCATCGATTGTATTTGGGGAGATGGATGTACACTACTTTGAACTAGGTGAATCAGTAATAGTGGAGGGTAAGTGATGGTGGTTGAATTACCTTGGGAGAAGGTTGTATCACTTTGTGATAGGTTGGGATTCAAATTAGCGAGTCAATGGTCTGATCAGAAGATGAAGGAGAAGTTAAAACAGGTTGTACAAGAAGTAATGAATTGCGAAGGGGAACCTCCTGATTTGGATGAGGAACAGAGGGATCTTTTGGTTCTATTGGGTAGGGCATTTAAGGAGGGAAAAGAGATATGTATTGTAAGGGGAGGTGAGGAGTTATGTAACAGGGAGCAGGTTCCAGCTCGTCAGGTAGTAGTGAAGGTAGGGAAGAGGGATTTTCGCAAGGGTCGGGCGTATTTGGCCGGTGTTATATGGGGGAAGGTGGGTGTATCTTCACCAGAGGTAACGGAGTCAATGGTCAACATGTTAGATCAGATGGTGGGGAATTCGAATTCAAGAGAGAGTCGTACTAACTTAGAGGCAGCGTATCGATACATCATGGGGTATTTAGAATCGTCAAGTATATACCGAAGAGGCAAGGTGTGATTAGAGATGTCAGTTAGAGAAAGGTATAAAAGATGAATCAGATTTTGTTATACAGTGGTGGGATGGATAGTTACATAGCATGGCACAAGTTAGGGAAGCCACCAACGTTGTTTGTACCGTTAGGACACCGATATGAGGAGGTGGAGATACAAGCGGTTAAGTATACCATTCCGGATACGCAGATAGCGGAGAGGGTGGTACTTACTCAATTTGAGAAACCGGACGCGGAGATACCAGCACGCAACTTACTTTTGGTTTTGGAGGCAGCATGGAGAGGTGCAGATAAGATTTGGTTGGTAGTACAGAAGGATGAGAAACAGATACCAGATCGCTCCCATAAGTTTTTGTTGAAGGCGAGTAAGATGATCAGTTATTTATTTGATAGGGAGGTGGTGGTAGATACACCGTTTTGGGCTGTGGATAAGACAGATATGGTGAGGTGGTATGTAGAGAATGTAGGTAGAGATAAGGTGAAGGAGTTATTGTGTACAGTAGGGTGTTATAACATTAAGAGATATGAGGATAGTCATTGTGGTGATTGTGGTGCGTGTTTTCGTAGATATGTAGCATTTATGAACAATGATATTCACCCAGGATATGAACTTTCGGAGAGGATCAAATCCTACTATAGGGAGCGGTTACACAATTATTCACTTCACAGGCAGGAGAGGATGATTCGATGGATATAGTGAAGGCAGAGGTGCTTTGGACACGCAAATGTCCCTTGAGGTGTGGGTATTGTGGGATGCCATCGAATTTGAAGAGGGCACCAGTAGATTTAATGTGTGAGGGTGTTGATCGATTGGTGGATATGGGGTGTAAGTTATTGGTGATATACGGGGCGAGTCCATTTTATGATCCGGAGGATCTCGATGTTTACATTCGACATGCTACGAACAGGGGTTTATATACTACTGTCATAGTAGATGGTGTAGTAGTTGATTCGGATGAGATATTTGACAGACTTTACAAGGAGGGGTTAAGATCTCTTACTGTATCGTGTGATTTAGGTGCGGAAGGGGTAGATCGCAGTGTACAGATGAAGGCTTGGCAGGGGTTGCATTTATTACGGAAGGTATTTGATAGATATAAAGATCTTCGGGATTGTGAGATTTGTTCGACGGTGACACGCAGGAACATTCACTTATATCTCGAGGATTTAGGATCACTTTTGACACCAGGGGGTGAGTCACATGTGATATCACGCTGGATGAGGAAGGGGGTATGGTTTTCTTTTGATGTAGTACATCCAGATAGGGGTCAACCGGGTTCGAAGTGTAGGGGTGGTGCAGAGGCATTTCGATTTGGTGTAGAAGATAGGGATTTGATGTTGCTCAGGGGTTTTGCATCTTTGTTGATTCAATTGAAGGAGAGAGGTTATCCAGTACATCAGAGTGAGAAGTTTCTTCAATGGGTGGTAAGTAATACAGAAGATTATGTTACGTTCAGGTGGAATTGTGGTTATGAGGATGTATTTCCTTCTTGGTTGACTATAGATGCGGATGGGACGGTTCGACCTTGTGATGATTTTTGTACTCCTGGGGAGGAGTTGAAGGTATGGGAGATTGATGAGGGTAAGATAAAGAGGTGGGTAGAGAGACAATCTGAGGGTATAAGGAGTTTGTGTCCTGGATGCAGTTGGTCGACTCACATTGATGCGATGTTTGTAAAGCGTGGGGAGGTTGAGGTGGATCATTATGTACATCTTCAGCTACCTGATATAGAGAGGAGTTAGTGCATGTGTGGTATTTATGGAGGTGTGTGGTATACAGCATTTGGGAAACAGAGGTTTTTGTCGAGTTTGCCGGTATTGAGGGAGTCGTCTAGATTGAGGGGTAGAGATGGATGGGGAGAGAAGTGGTGGGACAATGGATGTATAGGGGCGGCTAGGGCACAACCTTTAACGGAGGGTGAGAGTGTAGATGTACCTGTCAGTGTAGGTGGGGCGCATGTAGTGTTTAATGGTATTATTTCGAATGATGATGAGTTAGCAAACCGCTATGGTATTCGTAGATATGATGTAGACACAGTAACTTTAGCACATTTGTGGATCAAGTTAGGGATCAAATGTTTCGAGGAGATTGTGGGTGGATTTGCTATAGCGATATGGGATGAGGGGTCGAGGAAATTGGTGATAGCCAAAAACTACAAGTGTTTGTGGTACATATCGACTCCTGATTTGTTTATGTTTGCTAGTGAGAAGAAGTTTTTCGAACAGATTTCACTGGATCCATTCAGTGATTACTATCCTCGCAGATTTCCATTAGATACGGTGCTATTGCTTGATGTACAGACCAGGTCAAGAGAGATTCACCCGATACCGAAGAACAGATGGGGTTACACACCGGAGTTAGATGAAGGGAAGGCACTGGTGGTAACAAGTGGTGGGATGGATTCTATAACTAGTGCTTGGGTAGCTAAGAAGTTACACAATAGGGATGTGAAGTTGTTACATTTTGATTATGGTCAGAGATCAGAAACCAGGGAGAGAGAGGCGGTTTACAAGTGTGCGGAGAGGTTACAGGCTCCGGTTGAGGTAATCGATTTGAGGCAGTTAGGGAGATTTGGTTCTTCACCTCTCACAGATACGTCAATTGATCTACCGTTGGGTATGAAATCGGTGGAGAGTACATTATGTTGGGTACCAGCACGCAACCTTTTGATGATTGCATACGCAGCGGCTTTGGCGGAGGCGGAGGGGCGGAAGTGGATATATTATGGGAATAACCTGGAGGAGGAGGCGACAGGGTATTCAGATAATGATGTAGATTTTATCGAGACATACAATGATTTGTTAGAGTATGGTACGTTGAGGGGAGTGAAGATATGCAGGGCACTAGCTCGCATTAAGAAGAGTGAGATCGTATTGTTAGGAAATTATTTGGGAGTTCCATTTGAGTACACGTGGTCATGTGATTTAGGTGGGGAGAAGCCTTGTGGGAGATGTGGATGTTGTACAACTCGTCGATATGCATTTAGGCGAGCAGGTATTTCGGATCCTCAGGAATATGAGCAATCTTTGGTGGATGTGTATCCGTGGGATACACCTAGTGTGTGTAGTGTAGGTGTGTTGGTGGATATTGTTAGGAGGGGAGAATGAGTATCTATTGTAAGAAGGAATTTGTTTTCGATTGTGCTCACCGTTTATTGAATTACCAGGGAGCATGTGGAAAGATACATGGTCACACGTACCGTGTGGAGATAACAGTAGGTCAGAAGGGATTGGAGTTACCAGAGTCAGGGATGTTATTAGATTTCGCGAGGTTTAGTGAGGTGGGGGATTGGATTATTGAGAATTGGGATCATGCGCTATTGTTAAATCCTCAAGATCCTTTGGTACCTGTTTTGAAAGTATATGGGCAGAAGGTGTGGGCGGAGATTGAACCTACGGCGGAGAATATGGCTAAGTATTTACTGGAGGAGATTGTACCCAGCATATGGGAAGGTGATTTGGTTTGTGTCAGTGTTAGAGAGGGTGAAGGTGGAGTATCACAATTTTGTAAGGAGGTAAAAAATGGTGTATAAGATGACATGGGAAGAGGTGGATAGTCGCATAGAGGAGATGGTAGAGGAGTTAGAAAAAAATTGGTCAACCTCACCGATTTACATCTATGGGATACCTAGAGGGGGGTTGTGGGTAGCTTTATTGTTGAGAGAGAGGTTACGTGTTCGTGGATTGCCTGCGGAGTTAGTAGACTATGTAGATCTTGATGTGGTAGTAGTAGATGATGTAGTAGATTCAGGATCGACGATCAACAAGTATTTAGGGTCAGCGCGGAAGATATTGGTTTTGGTTAACAAGCAGGAGGAGGATTTGGGGTGGATTCAGTTTCCGTGGGAGGTAGAGGTAGATCAAAATCCGGAGGAGAATGTACGTCGCTTGTTACAATGGTTAGGTGAGGATGTTAACAGGGATGGTTTGAAGGATACACCTCGCCGGGTATGTAAGGCATGGCAAGAGATGTTAGCGGGAAACAAGGAGGATCCGGCTCAGTATTTCTCGGCGGTATTTGATGTGGGTGCAACATATGATCAATTAGTGGTGGTTAAGGGTATTCGATTTACGTCGATGTGTGAGCATCACATTATGCCATTTGTGGGGGAGGTTGATGTAGGGTATTTACCTTCGGACAAGGTATATGGGGTTAGCAAGGTAGTGAGATTAGTTCAATGTTATGCACGTCGCTTACAGATTCAGGAGAGAATGACATCGCAGATAGCCGATGCGTTTATGGATTATGGCAAGGTGAAGGCGGTTGGGGTGGTAGTGAGGGCTAAGCATTCTTGTATGGGATGTAGAGGGGTGAAGCAACCGGATGCGGAGGTGGTGACTTCAGCTATCAGAGGGGATATGTTGACAGACAATTCTCTTCGACAAGAGTTTTTGAGGTTGATTTATGGATGAGAAGAAGGTGATGATTGATTCGGGGGCATTCAGTGTGTGGTCTAAGGGTGTCTCTATTGATCTTCGGGATTACATCAGGTGGTGTAAGCAGAATTTGTGTATAGATTATTTTGTGAATTTAGATGTTCTACCGTATGGGAAGGGGTTGGAGTCGGTACCGAAGGAGAGGCAGGTTCAAGAGAGTGCAAAGAGGAGTTGGGAGAATTACCAGGAGATGGTATCTAGTTTACCTATAGAGAAAGTGATACCAGTATTTCACCAGGGTGAACCGTTGGAGTGGTTGCAGAAGTATTTGGAGTTTGGTTCACCTTACATAGGTATATCACCTGATAAGGAGGTTACATTAGATAGGAGATTGGAGTGGTTGAACTCACTGAGACCGGTGGTACTTTCTAAGGGTAAGGTGAAGGCGAAGTATCATTGTTTTGGATTTGTTTCGAGAGAGATATTGAATTTGTGGGAGTGGGAGTCTTGTGATTCTACATCACCTATAGTGATTGCGGGGATGGGGTCTTTAGTCGTACCGAAGAAGAGGGGGGATTGTTTTGATTTCAGTGATCTGTTTGAGGTAGATGCGACAGATCGTGTACCGGAGACAGAGGTTTTAGAAGGGGGTTTACCTATACAGATAGGTGATGGTTGGGTGGTAAAGGATGGGGGGAAACATTTGTTAAACCTTTCACCTACCGTTAAGGAGATGGTATTTGAATACTTAGATATGTTAGGTATGCCATTAGGTGAGAGGGAGGTAATTAAGGTACCGAAGGGGTACAAGTTACGACCGGGGGAGAGGTGGGCCAACAAGAGTAGAGATAAGATTATACGTGTGGTTGTGAGGGGGGTATTGACGGATGATCAAGTGAGGAAGTATGTGAACATTGATGCTTTTCAACAGATGGTAAAGACGACGAAGACCAAGCATTTATATGTATCGGGATCTATAAGCGAGATGTGGGTAGAGAGAACTATCAAGTGTAGACTATTCAGTTTTTTGGAGGTGCGCAATTCATCAGTGGGTAAGGTGTTGCATATGTTTTTGGAGGGGAAGAAGTGATAGTGTATCATGGGGGTGTAAGTGGGAACCATCCATGGTCTATACTAGCTAAGACCAAGTTATCTATGTTGACCAGTTTTGCATCTTTGTACCGGAATGATAATCATACACAAAGGTTAGTTGAGTTAGCAAATGATGAGAGAGTGTTACACCATTTTGTAGATAGTGGTGCATTTACTCTAAACCGGTGGTTGAAGCAAAAGTGTGGGGATGTAGAGAATTTATGGGATTCGGAGGAGCATTGGAAATATGTTGATGCGTACATTGATTGGTTGAAGTCGGGGAAGGTGAAGGTAGATACATATGCAAATGTAGATAGGATAGGTGATTCGGAAACATCGCATCGCAACCTAGTGTATATGGAGGAGAAGGGTACAAGACCTATTCCAGTGATACATTATCCTGGATCATTTGAGTGGTTACAGAGATATGCAGATAGTTATGAATACATTGGTTTAGGGGGTATGGTGGGTGTTGATAGGAAGACTATGATAGGGTGGTTAGATCGATGTTTTGAGATATTATGTCCTCCACCTAGATATGTATGTAAGGTGAAGGTTCACGGGTTTGGGATATCTGGATTTAGTATACTGTTTCGCTATCCTTGGTACAGTGTAGATTCGGTAACTTATGCATTGTTGGGTGGGTATGGTAGTATACTTGTTCCTTGTATGAGGCGGGGGAGATTTGTGTTTGATATGCCCCCGAAGACGATACCGATATCAATTCGCAGGGGGGGGAGGGTACACTATGAGTTCTTAAGTCTCAAGGAGAAGAACATCATATGTGATTGGGTAAAGATGTGTGGTCTTAGCATACAGGAGGTATTGGAGGGTTCGACTGAACGCAAGATAGTAAACATTTGTTACTTAAACAGTGTAGGTGAGGTGTTACAATATGATAGACCTTTTTACCCTTCAGTAAAGGTAGGTATGTTATGGTAAGATACAGTGATGGATCGGAGTATCAGGTAAAGCAGAGGATGTTAGGATTACATCCTGGCAAGAGGAAGCAATGGAGCAACCATGAGATTGATTTTGTCTTGGATTTATGGTTTACGGGGGTACCGATCAGGAACATAGCTTTATCTCTAAAAAGAACTGAGAGATCGGTAGAGGTAATGTTATCCAAGTTTTTCTCACCTAACCGGTTTAGGTATGCATTTGTGAAAAAGTACACACCTACGGAGGGGAGGAAGCAGTACAAGAAACCGGAGATTACTCGACGAGAGAGGTGGGCGTATGAGAGACTCATTCAATTTTTACCGGAGGATCAGGTACTGAAAATTTTGGGTAGGGATAAGATGTTACCTATGAAGGAAGTGGAACAAATTACTTTGTTTTAGAGGGAGGAACAAGCAGTGTACATAGCACAACGTTGGGTTGGAGACGAAATTAAGGTGGGTGATATTCGTATTGTGATATTACACGCCTATGGTAATCGAGTGAGGTTGGGGATTGAGGCACCGAAGGATGTGATTATACACCGTGCTAAAGGTAGTGAGGTAACAGGTAAAGGTTTTCAACGAAAGGAGAATGTGCATGAAGATCGATGTCAAGAAGATGGTTGATAAGTTGAACAAGGTTCGTATAGGGTTAGCTCAGAGAGAGTTAATCGAACAATCAACGTCGTTTCTGTTTTGGGGGGGCAAGATAGTAACTTACAATGATGAGGTAGCATGTAGTATTAGTAGTGGACTACCAGAAGATATACAGTTTGCGATACCTAGTCAGGAGTTTGGGGAGTTATTGAACCACTTGGAGGAATCTGAGATTGATCTTGAGGTGGGAGATGGTTCACTTAAGGTAATAGGTGATAACAAGGAGGCTGTGATACGTACAGGTGATGTTAAGATATCTTTACAAGGTATAGGAGAACCTGATCAATGGACCAAGTTACCCGATAATTTTTGGGAAGGGGTACCTTTGGTATGTGGAGCATGTGCTGTAGATAAGAGTCAGTTTGTATTGACTTGTGTACATCTTACGGATTCATACTTAGAGGGAACGAATCGATTTCAGATTTTGAGATATCCAGTGCAGTTAGGAGAAAAGTGGCAACCAGTTATAGTCAGGTCGGATGCTTTGTTGAGTTTGTGTAGTTTTCGACCTATGTATGTATCTCAGACGGAGGCTTGGTTACACTTTT